TCAGCAGTTAACCCTTCATGCGGTACATAATGATGAGTTGAAATATTTGTGGACGGTTGTGACGCTAAAACTTGGAACGAAATTGAATTTGCGCTCGTAGAAGCGATAGAAACCGCAGTTGTAAATCCAGGATCACTAGATCTTGGATATTTGTGTAGACTCTGGTATGTGTCTAATCCACACCTAAATGACATCGATTCAGGTGAAATTTGGATAGATTGACCAGTCATCAAGCCATGGTCACCTATCGTAGCTGTTACGATGCCAGCAGTGGGGTCGTAGACCGCCGAGGAGATACTATAAGGTGCTATAGGTGACTTACCTACCTCAACAGTAAATGAAGTGGTTCCTATGCCCGTTATCGGCAACCATTTGCCACTAACAGGATCAGATGATCTTGGATAGGTCTTCGTAGAAGTACCGCCATCCATGTCGCACTTGAAGGAAATAGAGTCATTATCGAAGCGTATATAATCGCCATCATGAATAAGTCTACCGCCAGGTACGACTGTAACGGTCATAATACCAGCATTTGCATCATAAACTGCGCCATTTACAGTCTGAGTATCTATTGTATTGCGTGGATATGCGTGAGAAGAAATATAACTATCAGTTGCACAACGGAAAATAAGTGATCCAGTCGCTAACTTAATCGCAGTTTGTTCTGCTAGTCCATGTTGACCAATATTAAGATCAAGGAAACCAGTTGCAGGTGTATAAGTTGCAGTAGTAACACTGTAATTAACAGTAGGTGATGTACCTACAGTAATGGCAATGCCAGTTGCAGTAGTAGAAGCAACTGAAATTGCTTCATTATAATAAGGATCAGTTAATCTAGGATAAGACTTAGTTTGACTATTTCCATCCATAGCACACTTAAAGTCAAGTGAATTGCCCTTAAGTTTAATAGTAGTACCTGCCATAATGTTATGGTTAGGTATAGTCATCGTCATGATACCTGCTACAGGATCATAAACTGCATTAGTAGGTGTCCAACCAACATTACTAGTAATACCAACAAATACATCAAAAGTATTATTAGTAACATTCCTTATTTCAAGGAACTTATCATTTACAGGATCAGATGCTCTTGGATATGTGTGATCAGTTGCATATTCATCCTGACTACATGTGAATGTTAAAGCACCTGTAGTAATACCAATTAGATTAGGATCAGTGAAGTTGTGATTAGCATCAGCAATAATTGTGGCAATACCGCTAACATGGTCATATACAAAGGAGGTAATACCAATAGTGCTTCCATACCCAAGACCAGATTTACCAACATTGATAGTAATACTATCTGCAGTAGTCGTAGCAGAACCAGTCTTATTATAGAAAGGATCAGTTAATCTAGGATATGCATGGTATGTTGCATAGCTATCCTTATCACAACTCATAGTGACTGACTCTGTAGCAAGTCCGACAATATTGTTATTAGCATATACCAGACCTACAGCAGTAGATCCGATGGATAATGTCATCGCACCTGTCAATGCGTTATACCTAGCATCAGATACATCTGCGTAGACTAAAGTTGAAATACCAACATTTAAACTAAAAGCAGTAGTTGAAGTAGTTGTTATACCAGTTGTTACACCGCTAATTGGGTCAGTACTACGAGGATAAGTATGCTGAGTAGCATGATTATCTCTAGAACAAGTATATGTAAGTGAATTTGCGTCAAGAGTAATAGTATCACCAGTAGTCATACCATGAGCAGTACCAAATGATAATGTTAATACACCAGTACTTGCGTCATAAGTAGATCCATTTGGACTCTTCTGATTACCTGATTCTGCACCACTTTGGACATTGACCGCATTAGTAGCAGTACCACCATCCCAAGTATGAACATAATCACCACCCATAATTAGAGCATTGGAAGTAGCACTTCTGAATATGTGCTTATAACCAATACACTCCATTTGGAGTCCATTTAGATAAACTGGATCTTCAATCTTAAGATTATGAGGTGCAACTGTGCTAACCTCCATAATTCCACTTTCATTATTATAGAAAGCAGTACTTACAGCAACTGCGCTTCCTACTGTTGGTACACCAACAATACTTGTTAGAGTACCATTACTATCAAATAGTGGTTTTACATTAGCACCTATGAATGGAGCATATCCTCTACCTGGTGTAGATGCAACAGAAACAATGATGCCACCTCTAGGTAACTGGTTTTCATTAATATCTCCAGTGTCTATTATTGGAGTATCATATCCAAAGGAACTGATACCAGTAAATACAACGCTACTAATTCCTGCAGCTTCTTCAATCTTAAAGTTTGCTTTTGTATTATTTTCACTATATGGTGCTTGGAATATATTATTAATGAATAGCACACCGTTACCACCAGTTGAACCAATACCAGTTACAGCAGATCCAATAGTTGTCAATGGATAGGTAGTTTCTAACCCATTAAACCTCTCAGACATATCATCAAAAATTTGATTCTTAGCATAATCTTGTCTTAAGAATGTTCTACCACCAAATGTTGCTCTTGCAAACGGAAGATTATTTGGATTAATAATACCAGTATCACCACCAAGAGGTGCTTGTGTGAAATGTACCTTACTATCTAAGATCTGGAATGAACCTCTAAAGAGTCTAGCGGTTTCACCAGCAGCATGTGCAGTAGCAGCAGTACCAATCGCACCTCTTTCTATTTCTACTAATGTCCAAGTACCAATACCAACAGTAGGACCAATTGTAGTAGTACCAAATCCAACAGTTCTTACAATTGAATACTCATCTTCAATTTTAAGCAAATCTCCTGATCTGATAGATGAAATACCACTAAGAACAAATGCGGTTACAAAACCAGCAACAGGAACATCAAGAGTATAATTGATAGCAGTATAAGAAATTGGTTTCTGTACAAGACCACTAATAGAGATCATTGACTTAGAATCTCTCTTTCTCATAGAGAATCTATGTTGGTTACCAGTACCAGTATTTTCTAAGAAAGTTACTCCAGCACCGATTTTAGCATCATTTTCTGTTAATGCTATTCTATACTGTTGATTATTATCCTTAATAGCATAAACTGTATCTGGAAGATAACCAGTTGTACCTGCACCTGTCTGATATACTAAAGCAGATCCACCTACACCAACAAGGTTGGAATCTGGTTTATATGTTAACTGTTCGTAAGTAGAGAAGAAATGTTTCTGATTAAATTGACCTAATGAATAGTCAAGTATAGTAGGATCAGATATATTACACTCTTGAGCGTAAATAGGATATCCTCGATACTTAAGATCAAATGATTTGATATCTCTGTTATTGATTCCTAGATATACATTTTGTGCAACTGATTCATATGATTGTCCATAATTTAATTCACCAATACCATCAATAGTACCGTTGTTATCCAACTGTAGGTACATAACCTCATTATAAGCAGTAACACTAACAACCCCTGCTACAGAAGGATGGAACTCTAAATTAATATTTCCATCTGGTCTATAGGTAGATCCAAATGTACCAACACCTGTTGTAGAACCAATAGCAGCTAAAGGAGTTTCAGTTATAAAGTTTTGTTGATTATATGGATCAGTTAGTAAGTAAATTTGATGTAATGACTGTGTAGCACCATAAGAGACATGAACTGTTGATTTAACTGAAAGATCAGTTATACTTGATATACCAGCAATAGTTGTAATACCAGATTTAGACTGACTAGATGCTTCTATACGACCAGATCTTTCCGTTCCATCTGGGGTAAATGGAATCTTAAATCTATAATTGCTTGGTCCTACTGTAGATGGATCAATAGCAATTGTCTTATATTTGACATTAACTGTATTTGTACTTCCATTTTCAAAATCAAGTTTAAGTAATCCACCTTCAATTTTAGAACTAAAGGTTCCTATAAAGTCTGGACCAGATAATCCACTTAAATTCTGTTTAGAGTTAAATGCAGTTAACTCAGTTAGATAAGTATCTACTCCATTATGCATTACTGCATATTCAAAGTAATCTACTTGTTTTGCAGCACCACCACCAGGATTATCAATAACTATAAAATGTATAAGAGCAGCTTGAGTACTTAAGGTTGATAAACCAACAACATTAGTTGTAGTGGAAATTCCAAGTGTAGATGCAGCAGCAACTTGAGTAAGACCACCATCTAATCGAATATGACTAAATGCAGAAGTTCCAACACCTACAGAATCAGCAAAATTCTGTTGCCAAGTCTTAATTTCATAATTAGTGTCAAATGCTTCATTTGGTCTAGCAATCAAATAAGTTTTTGATGATGCAGGATCATAATCAGTATCAAATACAATATATCCAGTACCAAGACCAACCTGATCAAAATTCTTCATTTCTTGCTTTTGAAGCAAGTAAGTATCACCATCAATAGTTACAGAGATAAATTCATTTAATTGATACTGATTTTTCTTAGGATCTTCTGCATGATGAACAGTTTGAGTAAACCATCTTTGGAAATAGCGTCCTGCAGGATATTGAGCAACAACTCTATAATCACTTAAATCATTAGACTCATTAGACACAAATTGAGGTGAAATATCGTCAATATTCAAAACTCTATTAGTTCTGTTTAAAATAAAGTCAGAAAGTCTAGTAGTCCGTAATTCAATAAATTTTGAAATATTTCCTTGTGCTAAGAAGTCTCTTCCAAGATCAAATGGATATATTGAGTCAACTCTAATAGGATCTCCAATAAAGTCAAGAACAAGACCACCAGCATCTTCTGCTGGCTTAATAGTATCTCCAGGAACACCTTCTGCAATAATTTCAGTATTAGCAAAGTTTTTCATCCCAGATGGATGAACTATATCATTAACATAGGTAACTAATTCTTCATATGTCTTTTTACTTTCAATAGCATAAGACATATTCTGATAGTAGTCATTATCAGGCAATACTTGGTTAGTATCATTAATAATACCAATATTGTCTCTCCATCCAACTAAAGTTTTAACAGAAGAGGCAATATTAAAACTACCATCAAATTCAGTTATACCAATAACTCTACAAAGAGAACCACTAAGTTTACCTATTAAAATATCATTTACTTCTAAAGGTTCAGCACCACTAACAATAATCTTAGCAGCATTCTCATCAATGAAATCTAACTGAATATCAGCAAGAGCATTTTGATTTCTCTTGAATGGTTCGTTAGGTATGAACTTAGAAGTACCTTTAACTACCTCAAATCTCGCAAGATACTCTGATTGAGTTATTTGACCAAATCCAAACGAAACAGTTGCTCCAGTACCAGGATTGGTTGAAATACCGTTTAGATCAAATGTAACTTGTCTTGGGTTTGTTGCATCATTGTAATCAGTAACAATAAATGGAGCAAACTTATAATCACCAGAGTTATACCCAGTACCACTTCCAGCATCGTATGATATACCCTCAACTAAACATGAATCACCAATACCAATAGGTTCGTTAGTATATCCTAAAACTGGAGTTGTAATCTTACAAGTAAGGATTCCAAGTTGCGCTTCTGCACTAACAATACTAATACCGTTACTATTTCTAATAGGTGAAACGCCATAGTCATTATTTGACAATCCAATTGGAGGTACAGAAACAGTTGCACTAGTAACTGCAGAATCGCTTAATTCGCAAGTAATTAACCCAGTATCAACAATTGTACCTGTTCCTTTATCATATAATGCAAGTGCAGGAGCATTAATATAGAATTTACCACCATAGGTAACTCTAACTTCATCAATAGTAGCAAAACTATCAATCTCAACAACTCTAGGAATAAATGCGTCTGGTTTTAAAGTATTATCTGATGGATATCCATAAACATCATCAGGAACCGTCATTTCTGCCAATTTATTAATTGAAGACGATTCAGGAATTAAAGTAGCATTAATACCACTACCAGCAATACTAGAAATACCAGGAAGTCTAGAATAATTTAATCCACGGTTAGCAATCCGTATAGTAGAGATTCCACCAGTAGCAGAAGCAGATTTAGTCGTATATTCTAATACATCGACATCTGAAGCATTATATTGTAAAGATTCTGGTCTAAATCGTAAATTAATTGAAAATTCTGTAGATCCAATACTAGTAATATCATAAGAACCAGTATACGAACTATCAACATATTTAATCTCAGTTCCATTAACTACAGTAGAATCAGTAGTAACAATTCCACTTGGACCAAATAAATTGTAGAATAATACTGGAGGAATGGTATCAGAGTGTTTTAAAGTAAGTGTTGGATGATATTCATTAGTAGCAACAGGAATAGTAGACCCAATACCAACAGTTGCTAAAGTACTTACTCCAACAACCTCAAATCCAAGACTTGTACCAGATCCAACAAATTCATTAAAGAAAGTTGCATCATAATAGAATTTTAAGTCATATCCTTGTAATGTTGAGTCACTAAGATCAAAAACAAGATCACTATTAGAATATGGTCTTAATTGTGGGTTAATAGGATTAATAGTTTGTCCAGAACCACCTTGAGAGGTAATATTGACAACATTAGGAGTGCCTAATGCTTCTTTAAGAGTATTTGCAAGAGATAGTGTATTATCGTCTATTCTGATAACATAATACTCTCTTTCGGTTACTCCATCAGGAAGATTGGATCCATAATAGAGAATCCTGTCTCCAGTTATTAATCCATGACTATTTGCAGTAATTCTATTACTAGTTGTGTTTATTCCAGTCTGATCTATGTTAAATGGATTTGATATGATATAATTATTGATAAGTTGAATCTTAGTGTATGTTGTAGATCCAATACCAGTAGCAAGTCCAGGTTTAACGATTAAATCGATCTTATCAGTATCAGACAACTCATGTTCACTTTCAGTCTGAATTGTAGATGTTATCTTTTGGACAGATCCAGTAACTTGATTGATTTCTTGCTTTTCAAACAAATAATCATACTCAGTAGTACCAGTATTAACAAACCAAAGATCTTTAGAAGATTTAGTGGTCTTTATACCAATAGTATCATTAGTTTTGGGTGTTACATAAAGACTTTGACCGTCTGCTAGGTTAAAAGTACCAGCATAATTAAAATCAGTCGTAGCACATCCAATTGTCTTACTAGTTCCTGGTGGGAAATAGAATTTAATCTCATCATTAGTTTTTAAACCATGATTAGGCCAATATATTGTTTGAACTAATAAAGATCTATCAGTAGTAACACCAAGATACTGATATGAATTTGTTACTGACAATCCAGGAGTTGTACCGACACCAACTGCTTCAGTTGCGTCAAAATAGTACTTTATATTTGGTTTAGATGTAAATTTATCCGTTATAAGAGGAATCTCTATTTGATCTGCATAATAAGAGATACCTAATCCAATAATACCAGAAGTAGTAACTCCAAGAGATCTACGAACCCTTAATGCACTATCATTTCGGTAAATATTAAGAATACTAGCAGTTTCTGTTCCGATTCCAACAGTTGTTCCAATTCCAACTAAACTTGGTGTATATGATGAGAATCCAACAGTAGAACCAACAGAAACAGTTGGTGGAATGTACTGAACTCTAATATCAGTTACTAATCCAACAAATCCATCTTCTAACAATGTAGTTGAATAATTTACTGAGGCAATTTTATGAGATGCAGTTAATTTATTAACACTAGTAGATAATCCAGCAACTTGAATGAAATCTTTAGAATTTAAGTCATGGGATGGTGCTATATGAGCAATAACCCTATCATTTCTCCATTCAAAAGTTGTTCCAGTGTAATTAAGGAATGTTGTTTCAATTTTAGTAACTTCTTTACCAGTTAAAGTATCAACATATGCTAATGCACCAGATCCACCAGTATCTTCATTAGTAAAGTCAATTTTTGCACCTATAGTGTAACCTGTTCCTGGAGAAGAAATTCTAATATTGTCAATTGATCCAATATCAATTTTATATGGTGTTGCAACATTAGGTATCTGCTTATAAGGTTGATATACGAAATCATAAGCAACCCCATCTCCAAACATCTTATATGGAAGGGTATTTCGTACTAATTGTGAATTTTCAAAATCAAATGCTTGCTGTTTGATTTTTTCACCAGATACAGTGTTAACTCTTAATGGAGTACCTCTATAAGTATCACCAATGTAATAAGGAAACTCTGGATTTAATATATTATCTACTGAAGCATGATAAACATAAGCACCTTCTGGAAATTCGGGTGTTTTTGCAAATCTACCATTATGTTCATCTAAACTACCTTCTGTATTATAATAATAATCTTCAATAAAGAATCCTGCTTCATAATCTGATATAGATGGTCTATTATAAACTCTATTTGAATCAAGTTCATATGATGTAGTCATCCTTGTCGCTGACGACTGAATATCATCAATATCAGTAAATCCATAAGGTCCATAAATTGGATTTCCATCATATGCCCATCCAATAATGGGAGAATGACCTGAACCATCATCATTAAACGCATTTCTTACAGTTGCTCCATATGCAACAGATTCAATTGCTAATCCATCTTCAACTGGTGCTAGGTAATCACCATTTAATGTTCCAGTAGTCTTATACTTGTTAGCAACTAGTCTTCTTACCTTTGTAGAGAAAGTTGCGGAATCACCAGGTGCTTTAACAGTAACTGATGTTGTAGTAGAAGCATAACCAGCACCTTGAGCAAGAACTCTAACAGAGGAAATTTCTCTTGCGTTCATTACAGCACGAAGTTTAGCACCAGTAGCAGTACCTACACCAGTAACTGTTAAATCTGGAGGTCCATCATAATCTTGACCACGAGCTTGAACAAATGCATCAATAATTCTACCATTAACAATAGTTAATCCAATTTGTCCAAAATTACCAACATTAATATCAACTGAAGGTGCTTTTTCAAAATTAATAATATTTGATCCATAATCTCTACCTTTATCGTAGAGAATAGTATCTACAACTTGACCACGAACAATAGGATTAGCTTCAATTGTCTGTGGGGTATCTGCATCAGTAATAACATTAACATCAACTGTTACAGAAGGATAATAGAAGTCTTGATATCCTGTACCATGATTAGCAAAACGAACATATTCTTTATTGAGATAATTTGCTGTATTTGGAGTCCTAGTAGTAGCAATTCCTGAATAACATAATCTAAATCTATCTTCATCCAGTTTTAATACTTGATATTGTGCAGTAGAACTAAGACCACTAACAACAGATCCACCAGTAGTTGATATACCATAATGAACTACTTCACCATTACTAAATCCATGATTTTCAAATTCAACAAAATCTCTAAGAGTACTAATACCTGCAGGTGCTACAGATAGTCTTCTATTTGTATATCCAGATCCACCCTCTAGAATTGTCATTCTAGAAATGCGTCGTTTTGTATAATAGTCTCTAAACTGATGAATACCAGTATTTAAATCAGCTGCAGTTGTACCAAATCCAACAGTATTGGCAACACCAGCAACAGCATCAGATTTTGTTCTATAAAGTTTAAATATCGTTGCACTAGTCACACCAACATAATATGATTGACCTTCAACCAAACATGTATCAATACCAGCAGATGCTGCAGTATGTAATCCAATAACAGGATTATTATTTGAAGTATAAAGTACTCTATCCCCAGTATTATAATAATGGGGTTTATCCATGATAAATCGACCACCCTTACCATCTAGAGGATCAATATTACCACCATCATAGAATGATTTTGCGTTAAATGTAAATTGTCTATATGCTAATTCTGTTACTGCCTGTGCTTTTGCGCCTAAACCATTTCCACCATGTATATCAACGGAAATAATCTTTTTAACCTCATAATCAATAGGATCAATTAAAACATCAGTAACTGTACCTGCAATAGATACTCGACCATAAGCAGTATTAATTCCTGTACTATTTTCAATTGTTATTTGAGGAGGATATAGTACATCATAATCTCTACCAGAATTAACAATATCTAATGATTGAAGAGGTCCATAATAAATGAATTTGTCAGATTTATAGTTGGTAATTTCAACACCATTAATCAACATTCCAGTATTACCATCCAAAGTTCTTTCAGATGTTGTTTGTTGTTGGTATCCCTTATCTAAAAACTGTTTTAAAATAAATCTCTTAAGTGTTCTACCTGGGAAAATAGATTTTCTTGCCTGTTCTATTCTAACAAAATCATGAACTCCAGTAGCAACATTTGGAGGACTAAATTCTACTGAAATACCAGAAGGAATAAAAGATCTAGAAGGATATAATTTAATTTTGTTTTTCTGAGATAAAACCTCTACAAAATAAGAATTCTTATCTAAATTTCCTATAGGTACTGTATTTCCACCTGGAACATAAGCAACTTCTTCACCAGTTCTAAATGGTACATCCTGTGGGAATGAAATAATAGTATATTTGTCTGTTAATGTATTATACCCCTGCCAAGCACCGCCAGATACAGTTGGGTTTGTTAAAACAGAATGAACTTTATCACTAATGATTGGATATGAAGGAATAGAGTTAGAAGCAACATATCCTTCCTTTATATTGTTCTCTGTATTCTTGGCATCAAGAATATATGTATTAGTAACATCGGATAATATCTGATTCTGACCACCGATAATAGGTACTATACTACTAGTTGCTTTTTCCTGAATTCTTCTTATATCATAAGATAATCCAGGAATAATTGAGAAAGTTCCACCAATACTAATTGAATTATTAGTGTTATTAACATAAGTAACAGGTAATGAAGCAGCAGCTACTGTTTCTGTGTTTCTAACCAATAATTCTACAGTATCACCAACCTTTAAACTGGACTTATCAATATCACCTGTTAAAGTAACAGTAGAACCACTTAAATCTTCGATTAAATATCTTGCACTAGTATTATAAATCCAAGAATTAAAGAATGTTTGTTCCCAAGTAGAATTTACAGCAGGATTGGATATATTTCTTCCAAGGTTCTTAATTGCAACTCTAGAAGTTTCAGATAATCCATACAAATCTTGAAGAGAATCAAATTCCCTCAAAACACCAGTTATTCTCATATTAACTTGCTTTGAGGTATCATTATCCTCATATCCATACACTACAGTTGGTGTATAGATGCTAGTAGCAGAAAGAATATCCTTAGTGGTTGTTGTAACTCCAATAAACTGGTTTACAGTCTTTTCAGTATAGTCTAATTTTTGATATGATGTCTCTGTAGTTAAACCAACATCAATAGTACCTGTTTGACCAAATCCTATAGTAGAATCAACTGTAACAACAGTTGCACCAAGTCCAACTTTACCAATTACTTGAGTTTTACCTGGAACAACAAATGTACCTTGAATTAAGTCTCTATCATCATATCCAATAAAGACAGATAGACGATAATAGTCGTCTCTAATCTGTACAACCTCTGAAATAGGTCCACTAGCAGCATTTACTAATGTATTATTAGGAACATCGTCCTGATAAAGAGTTTGACCAATCAGTTTAATCGGATCTCCAGAAATTAACTGAACAGCAAAAGACTCTCTTCTTAAATAGTTGGCATAAGAGGGTTTTATGAGGTATTTTTCAAGATCATTGATTTTTGGTTCTAAACCAAATAATGCTTTAAATAAAATCTTGAAAGATTCGTCAGTACCCTTAGATTCATATAAACTTCTTGCTTCTTTTATAAAATTATTAACATCTAAGTCAGGACTAAGAGGAACTCCTTCTAAACCAGGTGTATACTGTACTTTTAACTTTTCATAAAATTCTTTAAGGAATAAAGAACTCAAATTTTGAATATTTGCACCTGATGAATGAGAATCTGCTATTGATTCTGTAAATGTTAGATTTTTTGGATCATTTATCGCATGATATGTTGTAATTCCACTAAAACCTCTTACACAACCAGTAAAACTTGTTTCTGTTTTATCAGTATATGTAATAATCTCATTATCAATTTTTAAAAGACCCCATTTTTGAGGAAATCCTTTAGTATTACCACTAACAGTAATAATATCATCAGTAGTAGTAATACTAGAAGCAGTTGTTACTACACCAGAGATAACATCTTTGGTTAAATTATCAACCCTAATATATTTGTCAATGTTTTCGCCAATATCTACTACTCCACCCTGATATTCCTGAGAAATATAATATTGCTCTAAAAAATTCTCAAAAAGAGGATTTTCATTAATAGCAAATTCGGGAGCCTGATCAGAGACAACTTGATAAGTCTTAACTCTGTTAGATAAGGGGCTATAGGTTTCTATCATTCTTGTTTACTGTCTAGTAATTGTACCATTAGAGTAACTAGATGTGACCTTATACCCAATTCCAGAGATTTGTTGTCCAGAAGATATAGTGTCTCTCACAATATTTATCGTAGTATTTGACATGTCTAATTGAAGATACAAATCCTTCAATCCAATAATATCATTGGATTCTGGAAACGCTTGTATTTCAATAATACCCGAAGCAAGTGAGGATGATGTAATATTAATAGTATTAATCATTATTTCACCTTTTTCATAATCTACTGTTCCTGCAGAAGGAATAACAACAGGTGCATCTTCACCTGACAATTCAGTTATTTGAATAACAGCAAGATCACCTGTTTTTAAGTCTGCATGTGGTAAATCTGTAAAGTATAATGTATTACCATTATTAGAAATAGTAAATCCAGTAGATTTAATATTTTTACCTTTAGGATTTACATGAAATGAATTACCAAAGCATAATTCATACTGCGAAGATGCATTAAATATAGGTTTCAAATCTCTTCTCATCTTCAATTTAGTAATATTGGAAACAAATGCGCTATTGGATTCATCAATAATTTTCTGAACCTCAGAAAACTTAAATCTACCACCAAATGCATTTAAATTAGTAGATTTTCCATAATTTGTTAACGCATCACTCAATTGAGACTTCAATCCATTCGTATCACTAAAAATATTTGCATTATAATATGCATTAACATCCATTTCAACATAAAGAACCTTCAAATCAACGATTCTTTGATTAATCCCTGCAATAGAGTAACTTTTTAACCTATCTAAAATTTGTGTTTTACTAAAGTCAGACAAATAAGTGGAATTTCGAGGTTTAATGCTTAAAATAACTGTTCCATATTCAGGAGGATCTAGTTCTTCACCTCCAATGACGGAAACTGACTCTGCATCAGGGAATATACTCTGTACAATACCTTCGTAATCCCTTCCTGTAACCGCCCTGTACTGCGATGAATAGACTCTAGGTGCAATATACTTAATTGACTCTATATCTTCGATATCACCGCCTCCTTTAGCGGTCTGTACTGTTGTAATAGTTATGGTTTGTGATGCAGGAAGAGGATTTCCAGCATCATCTACAGAATCACCACTAAATGAGAAGAATTTTCCATCATTTCCTGCTTTTCCATCGGTAATAATGTAACTTACTTCAATAATATCACCATTATCGAGTTTTTTACCGAATAGTCCATCACCAAACATCAATTCATACTTCTCATCCTTAATTTCTTGAATAAGATAGATGTTTGACTTCTCATTAATACCTGTAATATTATCAATTCTCGAATATTCAAGACCAGAAGTGGATCCAGACTTCCTTACAAACACTCTAATCGAATCAGCATCAATAAATGAGTTATCTAATACAAATCTTTGGTCTAAACTACCACTAACTACGAAATTTTTCTTTAAAAGTGTACCTTGATATACTGTTATGTCTCTAAATTGCGCTGTTCTTGGTGGATTTACTAAAACATTGCTTCCAGCATCAATTGGACTAGTAACAGTTATATTATCTGGGATAGAAAATGTAAAAGAAGTGTTATTTTGTGCTCCTACACAGATTAATCCTTTGCGTAATCTAACGCTATTGCTATTTCCGTTGAATTTAAAATCAAAATTTATAATTGCTTGAGCAGATTTACGAGATCTTGGTACATATCCTATATTTCTTGCTAAAGATACGACATTTTCTCTTAGAGTTGCTGAATCCAAGAAGGATTCGTTGACAACCATGTTACTATTAAATGCTGTAATATAAGTATTGTACGCTAAAATGTCAATTAAGATAGAAATATTCGATCCTTCAAAGTCAAAATCAGTAAAATTACTGTTTGCTCTAAGATAAGAACGAATTTGTGCCTTAATTTGGTCAAAATCAAGGTTAGTAAACTTGGTTACGGGCATTTTTCTATCTAGTTGCCTCTAAGAGGAATGAAAATGATTGAGTAGAGTAGTCTTGACCTACAATTTCATATGATACAATAACTTCAAAAGCATTTCTATCTGGAAATGGGAACGCTTCAACGATAACATCAGCAATTCTGGGTTCCCAACTAGCTAGTTGGTCTTGAATTTGTCTTGCAATTACACTTCCAGTGGCAACATCAACAAAACCAAATAGAGAATCTGTTATATCTGTTCCAAGTGTGCTATAAAACCTCTCGTTTATACCAGTTTGCACTAGATTTTTTACAGAACGAGTGATGGCCCTCTCATTTTTAAGTACATTCAAATCACCAGTTACGGGATTTGGTACAAAATCAAGAGAAATATCTTTATAACCTCTGGATTTAGTCGCCATTAACAAGTTGGCATTACATATCAGGGTTATTTATACTCTATTTTCTCAATTCCAACGAGTGACTACTAATTCGATGCTATTATCATCCATTTCCCATTCTTCTGCTACCTGCCAACCATCTTCTTTTATCTGATTATGAATAGTCATCCTTGCATATTGTTGTGTGACTTTTTCAATAAACCTTTTTGGAGGAATAGGATGATCCCATGTTTGCAAATCTGCCACTAATTCATATACACCTGTTACTTCATTTAAACGAAATCCTATATCATTCCCTATAGCAACATCAACTTTTACCTTCTCATGATTGTGATCAATAGGGTTAATTAATAAATGATCCTCCTGCACATCGTACTGAAGGATCTCTAATGCTTCGAGCAAAGCGGGTTTTTTTGTTATCTTAGTCTTTATCGTACTAAAGTGTGACATTAGCAGCCTTCCGAGTCGTGTACATATTCTTCAATTGGTTCATTCTCATAATAAGCAGGACTAAATTCCCTAGTTAATACTGTTCCTAGTTCTGCTTCTACTTTATTAGTTATCTCTAAACATTGACTGCCAGTTACACCTGTTGTCTCTACCGATACTAAACCATCTTGTCTGATGGAATACTTAACCGTTTCCTGTTTTGACATAACTAAAAAAGCGAGTGTGTGTTATTTAGAACTGTTTAGGATGTGTAACTACATCACCATGTATTTCACCTATATCATCTATATGTGCATGATCAATCTTTTCAATATGTAAATGCTCTAGAGAATTAGCAATTCTTTCAAGAGCATTTGCAATACGATTAAACTCTTCACTCATGATGGGATTTTCTCCTATGATAAATTTGGATACACATTACAAGTAATATAAGGATAAAAACAATGATATCATCAATCACGGTTTACCAGTTCTTACCTGTGTCTCTAGTATAGCCTCTTTTATAACAGTTTTCAACTGCCTTAACTTCTTCTTACCGAGACCTGCTCTTGTATCGATCTTTACCTTTACCCAATATACTCCTGCTAATACTAACAGAAAGGGAATAGCATCTGCCCAAGAGATCTCATTCCATGCTTCTACTACATTCATCTTCCTTGTCCTCTATAAGGCTTACGAGCCGAGTTTCGGGCGGTAGCGGAAAATTTGGTATTCTTACCTTGCCCTTGTCTAGTCTTCTTCGGGGTTGTTTGAATTGTTGTCCCCGTTGGACTGGTGTACAGTTTTGCCATTAGTTACAATATGCGAAATAATATCAGGTGATGGATAACCACATTCATAATAACATTGAGATAACTCAATCATCTTATCCATAAAATCCTCTTCAGAGAGACCTGTATAGATCTCTCCTTCTTGGATTACTATAGTATAAGACTCAGATGACTCGTTGCTTTTCATGACCTACACGGATACGAGGATCGCACCATATCTCAAAACCAGCATCGAGAGCATCTAGACAGAAGGAGACATCCTCTCCACACATGTCTTGTACTTCTCCACTTTCAAAGACTTGCATCTTAGGTGCGAACCAAGGATACTTCATCTTATCATGTTCCCATACACC